AGCGTGGCAATCAGCGTCGATTTGATGGCGGGCGCATCGGGGATCTTGTCCAGTAGCGCCTGTGTCTGCGTTTTCACGACCGCCTCCCAGTCCATCACATCAGGCCATCGCCAGCTTGATGACCGCGCGCGGGCGCGTGCAGATGCTGATCGGGTTGGATTGCGCCTCGATCAGGATGCCCTTGCCCAAAGGCTTGGCTTCCTGCTTGGCGTAGTTCGGCAGGCCGATGGTGTTGGCCGTCTCGTTGTAGTTCGCCGGCGCGAAGCGGGTGATAAACATTTCTTCGACGCCCTCGGGGAACAGGTACGCCTCGCCGTCGGCGATGAACGGCGTGCCGCCGATGCCACCCCGCCATTCTTCCCAGGTGCAGCCGGCAAACTCGAAGCCGTAGCGCGGATCGTTGCGCAGGAATATGCCGGACTCGAACAGTTCGTAGGCTTTCTTGACGTTCGCGTGGGCGATCAGGGCGCGGAAGAATGTCTTGCCGCACAGCACGCGCACGCCGCTGTACGGTTCGTTGCCCATTGCGTTTTCCATCTTGTCCTTCGCCGCCAGCGCCTCGGCGCGCACATCTGTGGTGTCGGTGTCTAGCGTCAGGGCGTGGGTCTGCTGCGCGAGGCCGAACTGTGTGAACAGGTTGCTGATGACGGTGGTGCCGTCCGCATCGACGATGGTGCCTTTGAGTGCGCCGACGCGCTGGTATTCGACCGTGGCATCCAAGCGTCGGCGCATCTTCGCCAGGCGCTTGCGCACGAACTCGACCATCGTTTCCTCGTCCGAAGCCGTGCCGAAGGCGCGCAAGTTCTGCACGTCATCCGGCGTGATGGTGTCTTGCGTCGGCAGGTGAGTGGTCGGGAACATCACCACCGAACGGGTGCTGCCGCCCGTGGCGTTGGGCGTGGTCGTGGTGCGCGACTGGTTCGGAATGAGGGTCAGGGTATCCACGTCCTTTTCCACTGCCAAACTGGTGGTCGTGATGCCTTCCTCGTGAAACAGCCCCAGCTTGGCAAGGCGCGACGGCAGCGCCGGCGCTTCGTTGATGGCTGCGGTCAGTTCTTGCAGCGTGAATTTGTCGGAATCGAAAATGCCGAGGTTCATAGGTTTCTCCTGATTTCAAGCGGCTTTGTTGGCCGCCTGGCGGGCGGCATAAATGTTGCGGAAGTCCAGCCGCTTATTGCGCTGGGCCTGCGGGTCTTTGTCGCCCGGCGTTTGGTCGGCGCGGGCGTGCGGGTTGATCGGCGGCACCTCGGTGCCGCGCGCAGCCGTCAGGCGCGCGCGCGCGGCATCCACGGATACGCCGGCCAGTACCAGCAGTTCGGCATCGCCGGGTCGGCCTGCGGCCTGGGCCAGGGCGGTGATTTCCTTGGCCTCGTCCAGCCGCTGCTTGACGGCCTCGGGCGTGGCCTTGGCGCGAATCAGCAGCGCGGCCAGCGGCGCAGCACCAGCCTCGACACACGCGCTCGCCACTTCGTCTGCGGGCATGGGTTCGGCGGCATTCTCTGGGTCGGGCGGCACCGGGGCGGGTGTTGGGGGTGCCGGGGCGGCCAGCGCCTTGGGCACCTTGGTGAACCGGGTGCGCACGTTCTCGGCCAGGCTGGCCGCCACCGGCATGGCGTCGGTCACGGCATGGATGAAACCCGCGTTCACGGCTTCCTGCCCCGTCATCCAGGTTTCTTCATCCATCATCTCGACGATGTCGGCCTGCGGTTTTTGCGTGCCCGTGGCGTAAATCGCGGCGATACTGCCCTTGACCTTATCCAGCAGGTCGGCCACCTTGCGCATTTCCTCGGCCTCGCCAAACGACACCATCGCGGGGTTATGCACCATCAGGTAGGCATTGGCCGGCGCTTCGCGGCGGCCGGCGGCCATCAGCGGAATCGTCGCGGCCGATGCCGCCACGCCCTCAACGCGAGCCGTGATGCGGTCGCGTTCGGCCACCATCACGTGATACATCGCCAGCGCCTCGAACACGCTGCCGCCGGGCGAATGCACCGACAATTCAATGGGAACACCGGCAGGCAGCGCCTTGAATTCCGCAATGAATTCGCGCGCCAAAATGCCCCATGCGCCTATCTCGTCGTGAATCGAGATAGTCGCCTTGACGGCGGGGGTGCCATCGGCAACGGCTTGGCCGTTGGCCGCCAGCGCCTTGATCTCGTACCATTTTTTCGTCATGACATATCCTTTTCGGGAAGCTGCGCCCATAGTGCGCGGCTTACTCGTCCGGTTCCTGCGGCGGGGTTTTCGCGGCGGCACCGGCGGGCAACGGCGTGGGCGGCAGACCCAGGGACTGCTCGCGCTGGTTGTCCGCCGCAATCTCGCGATCCACCAGTTCCGCGTCGTAGCCGCGTTCCAGCAGCGCCTCGCTGCGGCTTTTCAGCTTGTTGTTGATCGCCAGCACGTCGGCCTCTATGTCCTGCACCGGCTGGATGTAAGCCCAGCCGTGCGGCGTCCAGCGCGTCAGCTTCATGTTTCGCGCCTTGTTCGACGGCAGCACGCCGGCCAGGATCGCGGCATCGACCCAGGCATTGCGAATGGGCGCGCAGAACTTCGGCACCAGCACATTGCGAATCAGCGACATCGCACGGCGCTTGTATTCGTTGATGGCGACCCGCACCACCCGGTCATTGATGCCGCTGTAGTCTCCCGTCATCAGCGGGTACGGAATGCCCAGCGCGGCAGCAACAATGTGCAATTGCGCACGCGTGAATTCCTTGTAACCGTCCGATGTGCCGGGCGGTGCCGAAAACACCACATCCTCACCCTCGGCAAGTTCCTGCAACATGCCGGCCTCGAATGACAGCGGCGGCTGTTCTGCAGGGTCGATCGGCAGCGGCTGACCGTCGGGGCCGATAGGTTCGGTGCCAGGCTCGGACGGCGGGCGCTTGATGAAGCCGACGAACAGGTTGGCGATCTTTTGGCGAATCAGCTGCGCATCGTCGAACTCGTCCAGGTCTTTGAGCCTCACCAACACCGACGCCAGCGCCGGCACGCCGCGTAACTGCCCTGGCCGGGTCGCCTCGAACAAGTGCAGCACCCGGTGGGCAGGCACCCGCACCGGCTCATTGCCTGTCATGTCGGAATCGCCGGGGTGGTTCGGGTGCAGCCAGTACGCTACGCGGCGGCCGCGCGCGTCCAGCTCGATGCCGTCGATGATCCGGTTGCCATTGGGCAGGCGGTCGTTCTTGAACGGCAGGTGGTCGGATTCCAGCAGCCGGATTGTCAGCGGGATGCCGTCGGCCTCATCGCCTTCGAGCAGCGCCAGCGCCTCGCCGGATTCCAACATGGCGTGAAACGCCAGCGTTTGCAGCCCGTAAAAATCGGTCTGCCCGTCGGCATCACACACCGATGACCAGGATTCCCAGGTGTCGATCAGCCGCATGCGCAGCGTTTCGGATTCGGCCATTGGTTTGGGCGATACGCCCATGCCGATCACGTCGGCCACCATCCGATCGATGGCGGCGCGCGCAATCGCGTTGTTTCGGTAGGCGTCACGCGAGCGCGTGCGCAGCAGACCCAGGCGCTGGTGTTCGCGCCGGGGCGATGTGTCCCACGGCAACCAGGTGCGCAGGCGTCGGCCAACGCTGGCGGCTTCGTGCGTGCTCGCGCGCGGGTCTTTATGACGGCCGCGCCCGAGAATGCGGGCAACCAAGCCCGGCCTGGCGGCAGTCTTCATAGCCCCTTGCCGCCCTGTGTGCAGCCCCAGGTGCGACCCGCGAACGGAATGCGGCGCGGCTCGGCGGCCAGGTCGCGATCTATCGCGTGCAGCAGCCCGTTCAGTTCGGCCAGCGTAGGCGGGTCGGCATACTTGATCAGCCGATCCGTGAACCGGATTTCGGTAACGCGCTCACCCGACGCAATGGCAACGCGGGCACGCTCGACGGCGGCGCGATCTTCGAGTGTATGAGCCATGTGGCAGCATCCTTTTGTCGATGCTGCCCAGTCTGTCGGTTATGCCGCCAGGCTTCCTGCGGTGGGGTTTGAACGATAAATTCTGATTTATCTGGAGGCTTTGACGAAACGGCTTGGGAGGCTTGGGATTCAGTCGTCCGCGTCGTCGCGCAGGATCGTCTCGTAGTCCTGCCCGCCGTAGAACACGCCGATGATGGAAACCAGCTCACCGGCCACGTCGAAGGCGATCACGGCGCGCTTGCGGTAGTTTGTGATGCGCAGGCCAGGTCGCACATCGTCGCGCGTGGTGCCGCGCAGCGGGAACGTGCGCAGGCTTTCGCAATAGGAGACGATTGCCTCGGTGTAGCGAGCGGCAACGTCAGGCGAGGCCGCCGCTGCGATGTAGCGGTACAACTCGGCAAGCTGCTCTTTGGCCTCGGGCGAGAAAACGACGGTGTGGCTCATTGCGCCTTCGCGTGCTCTGCGGCCAAGCGGGCACGCACCTGGTCGGCGGTGACGGCGCGGGAGGGATCGGCTTTCAGGGCGTCATAGGCCGGGCCGACCTGGTTGTGAAGCCAGGACTCGACGGCGCGATCACGCGCGAGTAGCGCGCGCAGGCCGTCGCGAATGACCTCGCTTTCGCTCGCGTACTCGCCGGTCTTGACCTTCGTTTTCACCACGCCGGCCATGTCATTCGGCAGGGTGATGCTCAGTTGTTGAGTGGTGCGCATGGGGAGGCTCCAATCTATGCAATAGGATTCAATCCTATCACTCCAAGGGGATGAAGTCTATTGTGCTCCCGTATCAAGCCACGCTAGCGCCACTCACAGTCAGTTTCAGGCCAAGGGCACTAATCAGCTTTAGCACCGTGCCATAACGCGGCTGAGCGCCAGAGGCTAAGGTCTTGTACAAGCTCTGCCGCCCTACCCCTGCCGCTTCGGCTAGCTGAGTCATGCCGCGAGCCTTTGCCACGTTGCCCAATGCCAACAGAAAAGCGTCGGGGTTGGGGTCTTCCAGGGCGGCGCTTAGGTAAGCGCGTATGGTTTCTTCGTCGTCCAGGTGTGCCGACACGTCAAATGCTTGAATAGTCACGGTTGTTACTCCTTGCCAAGCTCGGCCGCGAGCTTGATTGCCTGTTTGATGTCGCGCTTTTGGCTGGACTTATCTCCGCCCAGCAGCAGCAGGTAGACCACACCAGCGCGGCGGGTGAAGTACACGCGATAGCCGGGGCCGTAATGCACCCGCATTTCACTCACGCCAGACCCGACCGGCTCGCAGTCGCCAAAGTTGCCCAAGATAGCCGAGTCGAGGCGCTGCAAGATACGCGCTTTGCCAACCTTGTCTCTGAGGCTGGCCAGCCATTGATCAAACTCAGTGGTGCTCTGAATTGTGTTCATGCGTTATTGTCTCTGCTTGGAGACAATAACGCAAGCAAATCGTCCGCCAGCGCGTCTAATTTTTTGTTTTTACGGTTTGTGCCGGCCGAGCGGCCTGTATGTTTATTCCTTGGGGCTGATCGAGAGCATTAGCCCTGTCAGCTTATGGGTACCGATCTCATAATTAACATGGGTCTTAGGAAGCAAACATGTTTTTATGGCATGATAACTTCCTGATATGACTGGTAAAAATAGGTACTTCAAACGTTCGAAAATCAG